TGAACTTTTACCTATGGGATAGGGATATGAATAAGTTTTATGCTGGCTTAATTGCAGTTGTAGCCTTAACTTCGATAGCAGGTTGCGCTCCGAAACCTCCTTCAGCAGTGGCTATTTCATCTGCCAACTACGGAACGCTTCCGAGCGACTATAAAGAACAAATAAAAAATCACTTCAATAAAATACTGAAAGACCCGTACTCCGCTCAGTTTACCTTTGAAGCACCTTACAAAGGCCTGTCTCAGGATGGTGCCTTGTCCTCAACAAATGGTGGCGTTCATTATGGTCATATTGTTCCTGTTCAGGTAAACGCCAAAAATAGTTACGGTGGATATACTGGTAATCAGCTCTACGTCTTTATGTTTTCAAATGGGGTCATATACGACTCAACAATGAATTATCAGTACGGGCGAGTCATGAAAGTAGACTAAGCCAAACCCAACCCACCATCAGGTGGGTTTTTTG